TTAGTTCGATATGCTTATGTAGATGAGGTTGGCGGGATTAAACTTTATGACGAGTTTAATGATGCACTTTCAGGCGACTTAAGTACTGCTTTAACTCTTGTAGATACGTTTACCGCTTTAAATGTAGAGATAAAAACAAGGAATTTAGCTTATCGAAGCTTGGCAAAAATAAAGGATTACAGCATCACAACGACAAGAGAGAATATTGATCTAAGTATCTTAGGAGAACAATATAGACAGCAATTTGAGCAAGGCCGAATCAGCGGTCAAGGCGATCTAAATTGTTTGTGGGATTATAAAAATGTTAATTGCGAGTTCAGTGAGGTACCTGAGTTTCCGCAATATCTAGCACGTTTACTTCTAAGGGTGAATCAAGGTTCATCCTTTAATGGAAGATTCTTTATCTACTTTGAATCAAACGTTTCCAGTAGTAATGTTTGGTATGAATCAGAGTGCGTCATAACGAACGTAGCTATAACCGCCCCGGCTGATGGTTTAATTACAAGTCGCATTGAATTCGTAACTAGCGGCCCAGTAGTTTTAAGAAGCGGTACGCTTCCTTCTTACTTAAGAAAAGAAGATAGCGACTACATATTGCAAGAGGATGGGAACAAGATCACGTTAGAAGACTAGACTGGTAATAATTGACCATGACTTAACTAGGGGGCAACTTTGGCAGATCTTAAAATTACTCAGTTACCAAGCCTAACTTCATTAGATGCGACTGACCCAATTCCTGTAGCGGATTTAAGTGCGACTGAAACGCGAAAGATAACAGCTAAGAATTTTGTTCAGCAAGGCGTTGCCTTGATCGACAATAATTCAATACCTGCTAATAAGATTACCTACCCGTTAACAGCGGCGCAGGTGGTTACGGCATCCCTAGCCGACTCCGCTGTAACAGCTGCGAAGATTGCTGCTGACGCAGTAGGAAGTTCTGCTATAGCTGCAAATGCAGTAGGGGCTAGTGAATTAGCTGATGCGTCTGTGGATACTGCTGCGCTCCAAGACGCATCTGTGACATCGGCAAAGATTGGAAGTGATGTAATTGTCGCCGGAAACATAGCAGCAAACGCTATTGGAAGTTCAGAATTAGCAGACTTAAGTGTGGATGCGGCAGCTCTTCAAAGTAACAGCGTATTAACCAGTAAAATAAATGCTTTAGCCGTAACAAATGATAAATTAGCAGGGAGTATTACAGGTGATAAGTTAACAGATTCAACAATAACTTCGACTCAGTTAGCAACAAATAGCGTCACAAATGTTGAGCTTGGTGACGCATCTGTGGATACCGCTGCTGTTGTAGATTTTGCAATCACGGATGCCAAGGTTGCTAGTAATATCAGTGGCTCTAAGATAACTGATGATACACTTACTGCGGCTAAAATTCCAACGTCAGCATTAGATAGAGGCTTAAGTCGTGTTGGTACAGCTATTGGTATTACTAATGCTCCATCAGGCGGAGCCTCTACAAGATCAGGGATAAGTTATGACTCTCAAGGTTTAATCACTGCGACGCAAGCTTTAGCCGCCGCTGATTTACCTTTAAGTTCAGCTAGTGCAGTAGGTGGTGTATCTGTTCCCAGTGCAGGTGGTTTAGCTGTTGATAATTTGGGAGCGATATCAATCAATAACACAATCGCTGCTGCAACGATAAACGGAATTACTTATTCAGCTAAGGGAATCATTACAAGCACTACGGCTTTAGTCGGGTCTGACTTACCTGTAGCAACTAAAACAGCCATAGGAGCAATCTCAGTACCTTCTGCTAGTAGCCCTTTGCAAGTAGATGGTGCAGGTGTTTTATCTTTAGCAACTAGCGGAATTAGTGCCGGTACTTATACAAAAGTCACAGTGGCATCGACTGGCATAGTTACAGCAGGTTCATCTTTAGCTGCGTCAGATATACCGGCTCTTGATGCTACAAAAATTTCATCAGGTACTTTTGGCTCGGCTCAAATTGCATCAAGTTCTATCCAGATGGCGAAGCTTGCAGATGAGAGTCTTGGCTTTATACAAGAAGCACAACCTGACATAACCAACCTTCCAAAAGGTGTGTTTTGGTTACAAGAGAGTACATCAGAGTACAAGATTTTTAATGGTAATAGTTGGTATAGCGTCGGTTTAAGTGGAACAACAGGCGATAATTTGAGGTTTTCGGGAACTGTTAATGCAAGTAATGGTCAAATCGTTTCGCTTACAGAATTTGGTACGTCAGGAGGTTTTACAGTTGGGTCTCAAATCAATACAGCTAATGCCGGCCTAGTCGGTTCTTATTTCTTAGTTGTTACCGCCGGCTCTTCTATAAACGTTGTTTCAGGAGTTAGTTTTGATGTAGGTGACTGGGCTTTATGTTCCAAAGATGATACTTGGATTCGTGTTGACCTTGCAGGTGGCGGCGGTGGAAGTGGTGCTACAAGTTTAGATGGTTTATCTGACGTATCTATTACAAGTGCAGCGACAGGAAATTTACTTCAGTATCAGTCAGGAGGAAATTGGACTAACGTATCACTCATTTCAGGTGGAACGTACTAACTTAAGTAGACTGTATTTATCTAGTTAGGTTGGTCTTTAAAAGTTATGGCTGTAAACATCCAATTAAAGTATTCAAGCACTGAAAACTCAGCACCCTCCGCATCGGATTTTTCAGATGTTGGAATACTAGCCATCAACGCCCATGCGAATAGTCCGGCTATCTATATGAAAGATAGTGGTGGGTCTGTCGTAAAAATGGCAGGGGTTGGCTCTATTACAACTCCCGCTGCTAGTGATTCAGTCGCAGGTATATCTGAATATGCAACTAACGCAGAGACAACAACCGGTACAGCCACGGATCGTTCTGTCACTCCCGCAGGTTTAGCCGCTGTTACATCAGCAGAGAGAACAACGAGTAATACTAATTATCTGGCGAAGTCAGGAGGCACACTTACAGGAGTGTTAGCAGCAACAGCAGGTACAGCCGCAGCCCCGTCGATTCATTTTTCTGATAGTGATTCTGGTATTTATGGAGGTACAAATACAGTTGCTTTAACTTCTGCGGGGGCAGCAACTTTAACTTCTTTATCGACAGGATATATCCAAGTTGCAAATCGTTTAGGTATTGGTATCGCCCCCGATACTGCTTTACAAATTAAAGGTGCAGGGGAATTAGTACGCTTTTCTGATGCTAACGATGCGGGTTATCTTAGTGCTATTTCTCATACAGACGGTCAACTTCATATACAAGCGGACACAGCTAATTCTGCCGGTGCTTCTATTATTAATTTCCAAGTTGATGGTTCAGATGCAGGGCGTTTTGACGCAGGGCAAAGATTATTACTCGGACCTACAGCAGCGAGAACTTTCTCTCACAATCAAAACAGCAAGTTACAAATAGAAGGAACGGATAATTCAACAAGTAGTATGTCTCTTCTAACGAATCAAAATAATACAAATCCTGCATTACTTACACTTGGCAAGACAAGAGGTACAGCAGTAGGAGCCACCACAGTAGTTCAGCAAAATGATGAATTAGGACAAATTCTTTTTCAGGGTTCGGATGGAACTAACCAATTATTAGCGGCAAAGATCTGCGCTCTTGTTGATGGCGAACCCGGTACAGGCGCAGATACTTCAGATATGCCGGGAAGACTGGCTTTTTATACAACTCCAAACGGCGAAGCTATACCTGCGGAGAGGATAACAATAAAGCAGGATGGAAAAATCGGGATTAACAAAATTGATCCGTTATACGGGTTAGATATAGCAGGGGCAACTAGAGCATGGTCGTATGTGGCAACTACCAGTATCCAGACCCCGATGCTTGAGATGGATGCTTCTAGTGATGGGTATATCGATTTTAAAGATGGATCAACCGGAAGTGAAGATTACGACGTTCGCATAAAACAAGGTACTACCAATGGTCTTGATATTGATGTAGGGGGATCGGGTAATACAATCCTTCGCGGCTTGACTATTGATGGTGACGGGTCAGTTAGTGCAGGTGGTACGGTAGCTGAATCAAACAGGTCTGCCACTCAAGGGGCTGTAAACGCTGTAGGTTACTCATCAAGGCAGGGGGCATCTGGGGGTTTTACAGGTAATTTATTTAATATTGCGTGGGTTAGTAATACTACTCCGAAACTTTATATAGATAACACTGATCTTGGAACTATTTCAGTAACATCTGATTACCGAGTAAAGCAAAATGTAGAGACACAGACTGCATCAGGTATTGATCGCGTTAAGCAGCTACGACCAGTTACCTATGACTTTGCTGACTACGGCACTTTATTTAAAGCTGATGGGGTAACAAGAGAAGGATTTATCGCGCATGAAGTAGCCGAGGTTATTCCTAGTGGCTGTGAAGGTGAGAAAGATAAAGAAGATGCACTTCAGAGTTTAAGAATAGATGCCATTGTTTCTGTCTTAACAAAAGCAGTGCAAGAGTTAGCGGTCAAAGTAGAGGCACTAGAAGCGAGATAGCATATACTTATTTAAGTTAAAACAACTCAAATGGATCTACAGGGTCGCCTTGACGTAAGAAAAGCAGAATTAAAAGCAATTCAGCAAGATTTTGAAACTAAAAAGTTAGAGATTGCGGCTATTGAAGATCAGTACAAGCTAAAGTTAGGTTCAATACAAGAGTTAGAGTCACAATTAAAAGAAGAGACACCAGCCTGTGAAGTGAGCTAATATAAACCCAACTTGGTTAAGTCGGAATGGCAATCGAACCGGGAACGTATGACATGAAGATTCAGCGACGATCAGATCATGCTGTTGACTTTGAATTGAAACATAACGGAACTGCGATTGACTTAACGGGTTATACTGTTGCCTCTCAAGTATGGGATGCGTCTCGTACCAGTAAGGCTGCGGACGTGACCATTACTGTGACTAACACAACAGGTGGTTTATTTACTTGGAAAGTAACAGATACCCAGACGACGACTTTTACAGCTAATGCTTATAACTACGATATTCTCCTAACCGACCCCGGTGGTTCTAAACAATATTGGGTCCAAGGAGAAATTTTCATGTCGGAGGGATATACGGGATCATGACCTCTGTAAATGTAAGTACGAATAAAAATGTAATCACCGTTAAAGAGGGTGATTCAACCGTAGTCACCGTATCTACGGCCGGACCTCAAGGCCCAGCGGCGGAGGGTTTTGACATAGATAGCTCCGCTAAAGTAGATAAAAGCGTCGTTTACTACGACTCTTCTGCTGGTCAGTTCAAGGCTGACAATCTTCAAACAATTCTCACTCTTACTGACGGGGGTAACTTTTAATGGCTAACACAATTCGGATCAAAAGATCAACTGGATCTTCAGCACCTTCAAGTCTTGCAAATGCTGAATTAGCTTTCGCAGAGGGAAGCAAGAAACTATTTATCGGTGTCGGTTCAGGTGGGGCTGGGGGTTCGGCTACGACTATTGAAGCGATAGGAGGAACCGGCTCTTTCTTCGACAAGGTAACAAGTCAAACAGCTAATTATGTACTTGCCGCACCAGATGGCAGTGCAGGTGCAGCTACATATCGCGCTCTTGCAGTCGGAGATATACCAACACTAACTGCGGCAAAGGTTAGTGATTTCGATACACAGGTAAGGACAAGCAGATTAGATCAATTAGCTTCTGCTACTGCTGTTGTTTCAGGTGTAACACCCACAGCAGATGCTCATCTTGCGACTAAGGGGTATGTAGACTCCACAGCACAAGGTTTAGATGTAAAGGATTCTTGTAAAGTTGCAACGACAGCAAATATCACTCTTGCAAATACGCAAACTATAGATGGTGTTTCTTTAGCAGCTAACGATCGAGTGCTGGTCAAAGATCAGAGTACATCATCAGAAAACGGCCTGTATAAGGTTGTCGATGGTGGAAGTTGGACAAGAACAGATGACCTAGCCGCAGGTTCAGACGCTGCTGGTGCGTTCACCTTTGTAGAGCAAGGCTCGACCTACTCGGATGTAGGTTTTGTTTGTAGTTCCAATAAGGGAAGTGCAGTTGTAGGAACAAACAACCTTGCCTTTACTCAGTTTTCAGGTCAGTCAAGCGTAACTGCTGGAAATGGATTAGATAAGAGTGGAAATGAATTAAGTCTTGATATAAAAAGCGGTTCAGGACTTGTAATAACAAGTACCGAATTAGATTTAGACGCTGATTTAACTACATTAGCTGGCTGTCAAACTGGGGCAGCAGCGGCGCTGGCTTTACTTACCTCAACAGAAGTAGCGACTCTTGATGGAATAACCGCAACCACCTCTGAGCTAAACATTCTCTCAGGTGTAACAGCTACCGCAACAGAATTGAATTATGTAGATGGGGTTACTTCCGCAATCCAAACACAGTTAGATGCCAAATTGACCTCTAGTTCAACTATTGATGGAGGTACTTTCTGATTTATGGCAAATGTAATTAAGCTAAAGCGAGGAACAAGTACACCTACCACCAGCAATATTGTTGATGGTGAGGTTGCTGTTGATACTTCTGCAAAGAAATTATATGTAAGAGATAGCAGCACTATCAAAGAGATAGGAGGAGGTCTTCAAAATGTTTCTGAAGATACTTCACCTCAGTTAGGTGGGTCACTTGATGTTAATGGTCAAGATATTGTTACCACATCAAACGCAGACATTGAACTCGCTCCAGATGGTACAGGTAAAACAGTATTAAAAGGCAATACAAATCCGGGCACACTGGTTTTTAATTGTGAAAGTAATTCACACGGACAAACAGTAAAAGCTCAACCTCATAGTGCTTCTGTAACTAATGCTTTAACTTTGCCCGCAGGTGGGGATCAAGAAATTGTAGGAACAATAGCAACTCAGACACTGACTAATAAAACATTGACATCTCCTGTTTTAAACACAGGTGTTTCAGGTTCGGCAATATTAGATGAAGATGATATGTCCAGTAATAGTGCTACACAACTTGCCACGCAGCAGTCAATTAAAGCGTATGTAGATGCAAATGCAGGAGGGGGAGGATCTACCAGTCCGGGCGGTTCTGATACGCAGGTTCAATACAACAACTCTGGATCGTTTGGGGGTAGTAGCAATATGACTTTTGATGGTACAAACTTAGCTGTTACAGGAACAGTTGCGGCTGCTAGTCCTGCTGTTGCTACTGCGGGTTTAAGGAAAATTCATGCTTCATCATCTGCCCCCGGAAATTCCGACGGGGCTGTTGGTGATCTTTGGGTGAAATTCTAATTTTTTATGACTGTTTTTTACGTTGATCCCGAAGGCGAAGCAGGAGATGGAACAGGCTCTAGTTTTGCTAATAGAGCATCAGGAATGGATAGTGCTAACTCAACTATCCGTAGTAGTTATGCAGCAGGAGATGAGATAAGAGTTAAGAAAAGTCCAGATCCAACATCATTAGGAACGTGCATTGTTAGTGATAAGAATATGGATAGTAGTTATTATGTTAGTTCAATTAGTTTAGGTTCATTTAGCACAACAGCAGGAGAGAGTACCTTTAATAAATCAAATCATAGGTTAGTAACAGGTGATTTTATTTATATTTCAAATGAAACAAACCTATCTACACATAGGATTAATGGTCTATGGAAAGTCACGGTTGTAAGCACAAGTCAATTCAAACTTGATGGTTATGTTGGTCCCAGTAGCGGAAGTATTTCAGGAGCTAAATATAAAATAATGTCTAGTAATGTATTTGAATTAAATACATCTAACATTACGAAATTATTAGTTGGTGGTAATGACTCTGACTATTCAGGAAATGTTGTTCCATCTTGGACAGTTAACGGAAGTAATTGCACATATACACAAGTTAATGGTAATAGTAATAGTGCTTGGAGTAGTAATTTAGATGTTTTATACCCTCCTGTTTCTCATAAATTTGTAGTCGATGGTGACGCAACAGCAGGGACAAAACTTGCACATTTTCAACTAGACGCATCAACTGATCTTTCTGCCTATCAACAAATATCAGTGTTATGGCGACAGGCAAACGGCTCTCCAGAAAAAGGTGGAAATATCAAATTATGTTTATGTAGTGACACCTCTGGAGACACAGTTGTTGACTCAACAGATGCTTTTGACGTTACTACTAACAATCAAAATAATTGGGCTACTGGTTACGTTCCTATTACATATAAAGGGGATGGAGCAGCTTTAGGTTCTAATATTCAATCAATAGCCTTATATGTTGATACACAAGATGCTAATACTCAAGATTGTACTTATTATTTATCAAGCGTAATTGCTTCTAAATCCACTTCATCAAATGATTGTTTAACTTATAATTCAGTTGTTGGATTACAAACAACAGCAGATCCTTATTGGTATTCGGTAGGTTGGATAAGAGACAACTATATTTTACTTCAAATTTGTAATAATCCAAACAGAAGATGGTATTCAAGTTACTACACAGGCTGGGGATATTTCAGAGGTGCAGCAAGTAATTCCGCTACGTTATATGTTAGACAACCTATGTATTTAGGTGATTTAAGAGAAACGAATGCTACACAAGGTCTTAATACTGGAATTATTTATTTTAATAGTAATACTAATGGTACAAGCAGTAATCCGATTAATGTTTCAGGTGGCTGGGATACAACTGCAATGTCATCTCAAACAGGTGAAACATTTATAGACGGTCAACTATATGATAATTATCTCGTTAGAGTACAATCCACTGAGTATGTAAGCGTAAGTAAAATAACAGCAATAAGATTTTATTACGGTCATTATTTTAGTTCTGCCGAATACCTATCAATAACAGATGCTTATAACTTGGAATGTTATAGCAATAATTATTACATCGCTTACTGCGACAATATACTTAAACTAAAATTACATGCTACTGGTTGCATACAAGGTTATAATATTTACTTGAATAGAGCCAAACAAAGTAGCTCTGCAAATAGAGCAGATTTTATACTAAAAGCTACTGGATCATCGCATCAATACGCTAATATCCAAAGTCAAAGTAATAGCGATCTTACACTTGAAGAAGTGGACGTTAGGGGTTCATCTAATGTAGGTTTGAATCTATTAAGCGGTTCAAATTTCTATATACATACTTTCTATGGTGGTTATGTAGGTGATACAGGAAGTGCCTCATCTGGAGCAGATTTCTTTACGCAAAGCAGTGCAAAAGTCACGATAAATACTAGTTATCACGGCAAACACGCCCAAAGTGGTTATGCCTTTGATGACTCAGGTGGAAGCACTATTAATAAAATAATACATACTGTTTGGTTGAACGGAGATGGCTCAGTCGATACGAACAAAAGTTGTGGAAATGTATCGGGAACATTTGCTCGTTGTGGTTCGAGTGGTGATTATACGGTTATCGGAGTAGACGGCGATTCTGAATGTTACGGTCAGATGTCATTCCAAAATGGAGGGAAAGTAAGAACACACGACTTAACTTTTACTCATTCAGGAACACTGTATTCAACTAGTAATGCAGGAAGTATTGAAGTCTCTGATTACGATGGAACTGCTGGTGACATAAGAACTTTATACCCAAACAGTTCTGTAATAAAAGAAACAACAACTACCCAACCGGGCAGTGGAACAGCGTGGAAACAAGAACTTAGTTCGGCTTTAGGTACTACGAGTACAACACCCGAAGAATTTCCAATTGGTAAAATAGCTGTTAATGGAGGTAGTCAAGTAACGGTTTCAGTTTATGTAAGAAGAACAGCTACAAGTATTTTCCCCGGATTGCATGTCAAAGCAAATGGACTAATAGGTGTTTCTGCTACGTCTGCATATATAACTGCTGCGGCTGATACATGGCAACAAATATCTGCAAATTTCACTCCTACGGGTGCGGGGATTATAGAAATCACACTTGGAGCTTATCGGGCGGGTGTTGGTGATGCTTTTTACGATACTTTTAGTGCAACGCAAGCTTAATTATGACTTATACAATCCTTCAAGAAACAGACGCTCCAAATGGCTGTAAATATTTAAAGGTTGAAGTCAACGGAACAGAGCAAACACTTAAGGTAAAAGCTGGCACGTCCCAAGCAGAGGTAGATGCAATTATTGACGCTGAGTTAGAGGAGGCAAAAACAGATCAAGAAAACCAAGAGAGATTAGAAAAAGCACTTGCGGAGGCTGAATAATGGCACTGCCAAGTAAGGCCAATATTGAAAGTTTAGATTATGTAGAGTGGAGTCTACCTTCAGTCTTTATTGACACAAAGGCAGCAGTCAATAGTTATTCGTTAGATGTTGTTGAATGGTCTTTACCTGTTATTTGTGCATCCGCAGGTGCAGCCCCACCAGCAGCAACAAATATTGTTTATATAAAAACTGGTGCTTCTACTTGGTCACAAGCCTCTAATATTTATTTAAAAACTGGAGCTAGTACATGGACAGAAGTAGATGATGTGTATATTAAGACTGACTCTGGCTGGAATAGCTAATGCAAAAAGTCGTCAACACTCTTTCTATCATTTCCTTTACTGCGTTTTTAGTAGGTCTTGGGGGTCTTGGGTATGGTTGGTTTAATAGACAGAAGTTGATTGACCACGCCTTAAATGAAATTAAGTCTGAACTACCTAACCTAGTTAAGGATATTGGCCCTAAACTACCGACAAGTACAGGGCCAGCACTACCGTTTTGATTAAGTCATTCCACGGATTTACCAGTTTTATCCTCGGACTAGGTTTAGTAGCCAGTAATTTCTATACATTAAACCTGTTGGCACGAAAGGATTCGAGTGATATTCCAAATCTTGCGGCTCTTCCGTCAACGAGAGATAGTTCATTCTCTATACGATCAGAGAAGACCCCTGATAAACACACTTGGACTCTCGCAAGTAATCAACATTCTCCGAAAACATTATTGGAATCTCGCGACCTAAAGGAAGAAAGGCCGGGGTTTAAAGGTATGAGAAAAACAGAATCTTATATACATAAAGAATCAGTAGCCTATTCAACACCGGTTATTCAATACAACAAAGATGAAGGTCTTAGTGCTAAGGAGATAAGGTGCATCGAACTGAAAGCGCAAGGTCGCTCGAATGGTGAAATGGTTGCGTTAGGCGGCGCACCCTTAACAGCGGGACTTACCAGTATTCCCATTGTTGGTCCAGTATTGTCTGGAGTCACTTTTGGTTTAGCTAGAAGACAGGCGACTCAAGCAGGTGAGGCTATAGCTGCTGATTTTAACGATTGCTAAGTGAGCGAGATACCCAAGATAAAAATTGGGATAGAGAGAATTGATGTATTTAAGATTCCACCGCCCGATAGTCTTCCTACCACTCCACACATAACAAGAAAATTAGATTTAACTAAGCCTTCTATTGATTTTTTAATCCCTGCTTATAAACCTTTAAAAACTAATCTTGTTGATATTCAAGATTTTAAATCACCTCAAACACCTGAGCCAACTAATAAAAAGAAAGTACCAAAAACAAAAACAGATACAACTATCCCTCCAATACCTGAAATAAAAATAGAATGTCCGGCAAAAGATCAGGCATACCGGTTAGGTGATATAAGGAACGCCCAAGCCAAAGAGAAGGTTATAGGTTTTGAAGTTGTTAATAACAAATGCGTTGAGATATGGGGGCCAACAAATATAGCTGATAAATATCTGCCGAGTCCTTCAGTTGCGTCCACTACCTTTGTTGTGACTGTAATCAGTGTCACTGCTGCAACTATAACGCCTATTTTAACTAAACTTCTGAAGCCCTTATATAAGCAATTAATTACAAGAGCTAAGAAGATGCTTGGTAAAAAGACGAAATTACTCTCTACTTCTGAGCGTCGGAAGATGCAGCGAGATCGACGGAAATAGCGTGAGTATGTTCTACGTTTGGAGGTGAAACTAAACGAACGTCAGCACATATCCGACTCATTTCACCTACGAAAATAAGACCCTCTCTTAAATGTTTGCCGCAGGTAGCTAATCTCGACATTTCATAATTCAATCTTTTTGAAGCTAAGGAAGCCTCATATAACTCCACTTGTTTTTTCATTGCTCTCCTACAACTTTTTAAAGCAGCGTTTGATCCTAACGGTATACTGAAAGTTGCAGTTAAACCACCGTTGATACTTGAATTACTGGCTTGCATACCAGTTCTTACTGACTCAGTTCTAAGAATTAAATTAGGTTCATCTGGATCACCGTCACCGATTGGATTGCCGTCAGGATCAAAGTCACCAACTATATCTTTTGTTGAATATAGATTTTTGTCATAGTAAGGCGTGTAAGGTGAACCAAACCCGTATGTATAAGACACGAAGGGGCTAATATTTAATGTCGGTCCTTGACAGCTAATATTTGACATAGATTGTTGAAATTGACGGCTCGGCACTATCTGTACAGCTTGGTTCACCACACTTCCCGTCGATTGACTGCTAGTGTTAATCGTGTTCGCTAAAGTAGGATTAGTGGATAAAAGTAAGGCTGCTAATATATACTTTTTCATTGGAATATTGATGTGCTATCTGATATTTGTTCGATGGTAGATTCACGGATTATGTGTGTAAAATTCTGAATACCGGGAGTTTCTAGCGTTTCGTAGTACGACCAAGGTTCACCTTCATTGACGATGGAATATTCAGGTTTACTTGTTAAATCAGGCATGGTATAGATTGTCGCTACTCCACCAACATTTCCCGATTGTCTAGTAAAACCACTTGGAGCAATATTAGTTGTAGAAGGTTTTGTGTTACTCCCGCCTATTGTTAGTTGATATCCATTGCGTATGTCGTAGCTTTTTATATCCTCCATCACCACAGATCGAGTTTCTACGTGTTGGTGAAGTGTACCTTGAGAGAACGAAGGGACTATTTTTTCTGCCTTAGCTGGCTGCGTTAATAACAATATTAACCAGAGCATTTCTAGTCTACGGAGATTTCACTGATCACCTGCCCGAGCGCGTGAGTACCTGCAGAACCCGGGGAAATTGTAATCAAACCTTGAGAATTTATGGTACCGGCTAAGCCCGTATTTAATCCCCCGGCATAACTTGTCACTTGGCCGAAAGCTGGAACCGCTGGCATTACTGCGTTAGTTATCGTTGTGCCATCTGTATCTACACTATCTCCGCCATTAAATGCTTCAGCGAACGAAAAACTAGATCCTGCGACGTGTTGTTCATAGTCAGCCTGTATCATTGTCGCCGGTGCAGTGATTGAACCGGGGGCAGTAAGACCACCGAACTGGGCATTAGATACAACAGCCACGTTATTTCCCGAAACTGAATAACTACTCCCCAGACGAGTTGCAGTACTAGCAGCCGCGTCCACGGACAGCTTCACAGATTTTGAAATACTGTGTGTAATATCTGCATTAGCTGGGGAAGCTAATAGAAAAACAAAGGGGATTAGTAGTCGTTTCATTGGAGGCGGCCTTGGTTATCAATAATTTTATTTGTGATTGGATCTATACGAGGTTCTTGAGGAACTAATTTAACGTCACTCTGGATTCTCACGATCTGAGTATTGCCAAGGATTTCTTTTAATTCATCTGCGGTACTTTTGCCATTCTTAGCTTTTTCACCACCACCTTTTTGAGTGATAGATGCGCCAAAACTCGATGCTAGGCCAACAAAGACACTAGCTATGAAAGTTGGATCTATTTTTTGTTGAGGTATGCCAAGCTTACTCAAATCTAAGTATGAAACCGACAGCATCGCGGTCGCCCAAGTCAACAGCAAAACGCGAATTAAAAGTGAGACATATTCAAACTGTTCATCCCTATCGGGAATTTTCTCTTGAATCTTTTGAATCAGGTTTTTACTTTTTTCTTCTTTGATTTCTTTTTTGTCTTGTGGGTCTTGTACGGCATCCATCA